GTCATTGCAGCCATTGTGGTGCTTCCTTGTGTTAGATTTGAGCCTGTGTTTGAACCGGGCGAACTAAACATTGCATATTCTTCTGCTCGGCGCTTTTGAAGACCGGGCTCAATTTTTCCACTAGCTTTATTGTATTCAGGAATCTTAGCTGCAATCTCCTCTATGCTTCTACTTCCTTTTCCAGTTAATTGATTTAATATGCCTGGACCCAAATTGTAAACAAATGATGTTAAAGCATCAATTTGATTTTGATTAAAGTCATAGTTGTTTTTTCTTGCGTGAGCTAAAACTGAGTCTTGCGATTTTTGTAGCACTTCACGCAATCTCTTATCAGCCTCTCGCTCAGTGATTACTTCACCTTCGGTGCTTTTTGTACCATAACCAATACTCCACTGCTTGTGATCCCAAAAAGCTCTTGAACTGTAGCCCTCTTTTTTCTTCACAAAATTTACTAAGTTTTCACTTACTTCACCAGCTTTTGTCGGTGTATTGGCTGCTAGACTATCTTTGGCTGCATTGTATGTTTCTGGCGCAGGTGTTGGTGATAATGATTCAGGCTTCACACCAAAGCGTTTAGCTTCCGCCGCGGCATAAGATCCATCTTGCATGGATTGCATGGCAGCACTATGAAGTCGTTCTTGTGCCTCGGCCACAACTACAGAATCTTTTATTTCAATCGCTTGTTTGCCAGTTTTCTCAGCGGATGCTATTGCTTTGGCTAATTCACTCTTAGTTTTTATTTCGCCCCTGGTATAGTCTGAAACATCTTGATCAGTTCTATCTTCAGCAAGCAACGATTTCAGATCATCGTTTATAAGTATCGTTCTTGCTGCAAGTTTGGATGCTTGGCTGCCTCGATCTTGTGCTGTTCGCAAATCTGTCTTCTCTTGAGTATTGGCTTCAGCATTTTTACTCTCAATAAATTTCATCAACCACGTTGCTCCTGCAACGGCCGCAATGATACCCAAAAATGCAGGACTGATCAACATAGGTAACAACTTTGCGAATCCACTGATGACGTTTCCAGCTATTCCAAACATTTTCAAAAGATTGTCAACGGAGAATATGCTTTTTAGGAGATCGGGTATACCACCTAACGCACTTCTAATTGTTCCAACAATCGCAGTTGCAATTCCACCAAACATCGCTAACATTCCACCAGATTTACTTTTTTCAGCCACTGGTGTTGGTGTTGTTTGTTTTTCTCTGCCTTTTTTAAATTGGGATTCATACGCAGATTCTCTTGCGGCCGCATCTTTGAAAAACATATCAGCACCACGACTGGCTTTTCCACCACTCATTGTTACCAACTTCATGATATTCTGTCGAGTCACATTCATGTCTCTGGCCATGGCATTGCTATTCATTGTGTTTTTAGCAATTATGGATAGCTGAGCCTCTTGTTTTTGCGCAGACACCAACAACTGATCCATGGCGATAGATTGTGTGCCGATGTTTTCTGATACAGCTTTTCCGGTGGATCCGCCCTTCTGTATTGCCTGATATCCTTTACCAAATACCTTCTGACCTGTTGCAGCAATAGCACCACTTCCACCGAAAAGCATATTTCTAATGTCCAGCTTCTCGCGTGTGCGCTTGAGTGCAGCCGTTCCAAGAGAGTTGAGTACGCCCTTACCCTTCAGTTCTTGTTTGTAAATATCGGTGAAAGTTGCCATTTTATTTTCTTCTATTCTGCATTTGTTGCTTTATTTTTTCATTCTCTTCTTCAATGTGGCGCATGAGCATGGTTATGTAAATTGTTCTTTCCCATGGTACCATCATTTCCAAGTCACCCAATGAATATTTGTGGTGTTGCATCAACGCAAAGTTTGTTTGATAGTGATTCGCCAAACTATCGTGGCGAAAGGTTATCCGAAAAAACTTTGTATTCCTTCCAACACCAACTCTTCCTCGTAACCACACTTAGAGCACTTGAATGTCAAGTTCTTCTTCATTTTGGGTACGGTATCAAAAAACTCTTGTATTTTTGCAAACTGTTCTCTAGTCAGACTATCAACAAAATCGACTAGCTCAGCCTCAGATGCATCTTTTGCGTAGTAGACTGAATCATTATCAAAAATGTAATCTATGCATCCTGTAACCATTTTTGCAATCATCTCCGTTTCGGAAAGATTGGATAACTTGTTGACTAACTTAAAATCAGGATACTTCATTACAACGCCTAGTTTTGGCGTCAACTGTATCTCTTTCTTGTGACCTTCCTCAGTCTGAGGCTCAACTTCAAGCGCATTGAAACTTAGTTTGATGATGTTGTTACATTTTTTAATTCCATCCTCACTATCAACATCGTTATTACAACGATACTGAAGATCAATGATTTCACCAATTGATCTTGCACGAAGTTGCAGAAACATGTACTCCAAATCCAAAACAGGAAGTGAATCCACATCCATATCATCAACACAACAGTTGTTTACAATCTGTTTGATCGCAAGCAATACAGCAGCATCATCTTCCGATTCCATCGCCATTAGAAGAATCTTCTCTTCTTTTACACGAAATGGTCTAATCTTTACTTTCTTTTGTAGTAGTGGTAAAGTTATTTCATAAATCGGCACATCAATTTTAGGTAACATAGTATCTCCAAATAATCAAAAAATTCTTCTTATCGCTTCCGCTGTTCCACGGACCTGTGTGTTTAATACTGCGGATATAGGCACTCCACTGACGCTTGAGCCTAGCAGTGCAGCAGTGGCTGCTGCCAAATCATAAGCACCCTCATATATTGTTTTGTAGCTGGTGTATGCAAAACGAACTGAAAGGCGATGAAAGCCGTCATCAGCCCAATTCAGCGTTTGTGGTGCTACAGCAACTGGAAATGCATCAATCAATTCAACTGCATATATTTGCTTGATGAAATCATCATACTGCACAATCTTGATGTTTGTGGTGAATCGTGTTTTTTCACCTTGTGAAAAACGTGCGTTGTGTGTGTCATTTGGCACCATGGCCTCTAGCCACTTATCAAACAGCTTTCTTTCATAGAATTCGTTTGTACATATCCAAGTCAGATTGATATCTTCATATATTGCGCGGTATGGAACTTTGAATATTGGACCATAAATGCTAACATCAGCCGTCGCCACACTCTTGCCAGGTAGCTCGGCCGACTCACACTGTAGTGCAAGATATCGGGAAATCGTAGGATTATATGAACGACTGTCTGACGCGCCTTGAACTCTGGTTGTAATGTCAGAGAACACCGAGTTTGGAAAATTCAATAGTTGTTCAATCAAGCCGGACTCAATATAGTTTCCGATATATTGAGGAATAGGAAGAATGACCTGAAATCTGTTCGGTCGCGCAAGACCATCTTTGGCCTGTATGTTTGAAAGGAATAACTGTGGTAAAAATGACATTACATTTTCTTTCGTGAGTCTGCCCAGACTTTATTTTTATTTGCTTTTTCAAATTGTTCAACTGGGAGCAGTGCAGCAATATCCCATTCACTCGCTGAAATTTCCACAAATTGTCCTTGAACATGACTTCCTAGATATCGCTTGATACATGGGCTAGCCTCATACAAACGACTGAATGATGATAGCGTCTGATATGACAATTTCAATCTCGTTCTATCATCAAATCTCTTATCTGTCGCCAATTCTGACAATTTATCTAATAGAATGATACGCTGCTTTGGGTGAATGTAGTGTAAATTCAGCCCTAGAAAACCGTCTGGGTATAGTTCAATTGGAAAAACCAAGGGGAACCTGTCGTAATATGGCAGCTTATCTTTCGTTTTAGGATCATAGTAGAAGAAGTACAGTTTACCAACGAGACTCTTTGGAGTGTTTCTTTCCGCAGATTTCGCTAGTTTATTTGGTGTTGCTCGCAAATCACCAATCTTGGATTGCAACCAAGTCCTAGCTTGCTGAGATCGTGCTTTGTAGCCCGTCTTTGCTAATTGTGCGTTTATTCTGTCTAGTAGATATGCCATGGTCTATTTATTCACGAAATACCTAATTCTTTTTCCGTCAGTATCTGAAATTTCCATCCGTGTGTATGGCAGAACTCATCCGCAGCTTTCCACTTCATTTGATTTATAGCGTATGTTGCTGCTTCCTGAAGAAATCGCCTGGTCTTTCTTTTCTGAACGGGACGCTGAGTTTGTGCAAATGGCTTGACCTCAATCACATGAGTCATGACTGTTCCGTCTTTCCTCTGCACCTTTATGATGAAATCGGGAAAGTATCTGTGTCTTTTACCATCAACTGGCGATACATAAGGAATAGCCAACTCCTCGGATGACCACCAAATGATATCTGGATGATCGTCAAACCATTTCATACATCGCAGTTCCCATGAAGACCGATAAACGATATTCTCCGAATTGCCGTTGTATTTTTTAGGATTCTGTGGGGTGAATCGACCCTTATAAGTATTCTTACCGTAGGACATATAAATATGTAGTCAAACTATAGGATAAACATGGCACTTTTCAATCTAACTGATATCGCATATAAAAAGTTGCAAACGGATAATAGATCGTTTGCTGGCTTCTCTAATGGCCTGAGTAATTACAATCCAAATTTAATGAGATATCCGTCCGACCTTGGCAACACAGACAAAGGTCATTACATGTTGATTCATGTAAACGCTCAAGACAAAACAGCTTATCCGGTCAATGCCGCACCTGATCGTAGATCACAAATACAGAAAAATCGTGAGGGACTTCGCGCACGAACAGGAGCAGTAAATATTGGCGGCGGTGCAAAAACCATCATTGATGCACTGAAATCGCTCACTGGCGGTCTTTCAGCACCGACAGGTCCAATTGGAGAATCATCTGACACTGAAATGAGTTTGATCGGATATGGCTCTACTGGCGGGTTTCTGCAGGCAGCACAAACCACATTCAATAAAGCAATTGGAACACTGGATGACGCCAAGTTTTTGAGGACTACGACACGAACGATGGATACGATTGCACTATACATGCCCGATACGTTAGCATTTACCGATAATCAATACTATTCAAAACTAGAACTAGGTAAAGAAAATGCAGCCAAAGCCGCAGCTGGAGTTTCAATTTTGAGTGATTCAATAACAGGAAAAGAGTTTGATCCTAGTAAATTGGGTAAAAATGCAACTCCATTTTTGGGAGCAATCGCAGCAAAATTGTCTAGTGGTATATTGGGTGAAAGCTCCGCAACTGCACTTTTCGCATCAGCGTTTGGATTAGTCAAGAATCCTCAGTTGGAATTGCTATACACATCTCCTGATTTTAGGCAGTTTGCTTTTGAATTTATGTTCTATCCTCGTAGCGAAAAAGAAGCAAACGAAGTTCAATCAATTATACAAAGACTAAGATTTCATCAAGCCCCTGAAATATTATCGGGTAGTGGAGGTTACTTCATGGTGCCGCCGTCTGAATTTGATATAGAATTTCACTATAATGGTGAAGTGAATCCAAACATTCCTGCAATATCAACATGTGCATTGACTTCAATTAGTGTGGACTATGCGCCTAATGGATTCAGAGCGTATGAAGTTCCTGGCGAAAATACACCGACACTAGGATCAACGGGTATGCCTGTCGGTATACGAGTGAATCTAACTTTCCAAGAATTGGAAATTATGACAAAATTCAACTATGAAAATAAAACAAATCGTGGGAAAGTATAATGGCCAAGTTTTTCTCATATTTTCCAAAGACAGTGTATAATCTAGGTGATCCCAAAGCACTAGACACCATAACGAATCTGACAACCACATTCTCTTTGGACGAGAGTACATTGAATAATACTATTCTGTACTATGAATACACAGTTCCTGAGGGTGAAACGCCGGAGATTATCGCTCATAAATTTTATGGCGATGTTGAACAACACTGGCTAATTATGAAAATGAATAACATTGTTGATCCTAAAGCTGATTGGCCAATGGACAGCAGAACATTTGCGACATACATTGAAGAGAAGTATGCAAACAATGGCATATCTCAAAGTACGACAGGATATCAGTGGGCCAAGTCAAATAACCATTCATACTATAAAATTGAAACACGCACATTGACACTCACCGGACAAAAGACAGTGGACAAGATTGAAATTGATGCGAACACATATACGAACGTCCAAACGTCTACGTCAACATACACACTTGCTGATGGATACCAATTACGTGTGGATATAGACAAGACTGTTCTTTCATACTATGATTATGAGTTGGAATTGAACGATGATAGGCGAAACATTAAGATCATGAAGCCTGAATATGTTTCAACAATACAAGATGAATTTGTAAGGGTTATGAGTAATGGCTGATAATAATATCACACAGAGTTCGCAGTATGTAATCAGTAAGCTGGAAATAATTTCAAAATTAGGTCCTATAGACATTACGGACATGTTTGAGGAACTAAACATATTTGATAGCATCTTCAATCCAGCAATGACTGGCACAATTTTGATCAATGATGCATTTGGATTATCCAATAGGCTGTCATTTGATGGTTCCGAAATTCTTCTTATTGATATGGGCAAAACATCGGATGCTGCACGAATCAATAAGTCGTTTCGCATCTATAAGCAAAGCTCAAGAAAGTCTGTGAATCTGAACTCGGAGGCATATCTTCTCCATTTCGTTTCGGATGAATTTATTCTATCACAGCAGATTAGAATATCACAAGCATTCAAAGACACTTATGCAAACATCACCAAAAAAATACTGAACAATTATCTAGGAGTTACGGATAAAGAGATTGCTCTTCTTGAAGTCTCCGACGGGATTAGAAGTGTTGTGATTCCAAACAAGACGCCGTTTGAGGCCATAGATTTTTGTACGAAACGAGCAGTCAATGATAAAATGTCGCCCACTTTCTTGTTTTTTGAAAACAAACTAGGGTATAATTTCGTAACAACATCCACTCTATTAGCTAGACCTGTGATTCATAATATAAACTTTCAGCCAAAAAACTTAGCTGATTCCAGTGGTGAACTTATGGGTGCGATGCACTATGAAGTTGTTACCCAGTTTGATATGAATAAAAACATTAGAGCTGGTGTCTATGCAGGAACATTCACTGGTTTTGAT